AGTACTCAAAGTAAAAGCAGAACTAGATAAGCTTGTTAATCAATCACAACCAACTTCTGCACTTACACAAACTGTAGATACAGAGGATCTAGAGCATTTTAACTCTAATGTCATGAAATATACTCTCTTAATTGATAGTATCAATGAAGCTCTTAAGGAAGCTTTAGATAGAGATGGTATTGATGACATCAACTTAGAAGGAAAACTTAATTTCTGGTGGGTACTCAACAACCACAATGGTATCATTCAGCTTATTAAAAAACTAATTACGATCGTTAAACTGTTTAAAGAAAACAACAACATTTAATAACTATGCACCACAAGAAAAAAGTATACTTAGGTAATACATCTACAGAAGGTATTATCAAAGGTGTTAATACCCTCTCAGATGCAGTTAAATCTACCCTTGGTCCTAAGGGTAGATATGTAGTATTATCTCATCTAGGTAAAGTATTTGTAACCAAAGATGGTGTTACTGTAGCTAAAAATATCTTCTTAGAAGATCCTTTGGAAGATATGGGAGCACAACTTATTAAACAAGCTGCCTCTAAAACAGGTCTTGTAGCAGGAGATGGTACTACTACTTCTACAGTATTAGCACAGAGTATTATCAATAATGCAGTAGAATTGCTTAAGAACCCTACGCTTAGGTATAATGCTATCGACATTAAAAGAGAGATAGATGCTACACTTCCAGTAGTTATAGAGTATATTATGAAAGGTGCTCAAGCTATCAATAATAACTACGATCTACTAGAAAAAGTAGCTACTATATCTACTAATAACGATGCTGAACTTGGTAAACTCATCAGACAAGCCTACGAACTAGTAACATTTGACGGTGTTATAGCTGTAGAAGAAAGTAAACAAGCTGAAACTACAGTTAAACTAGTAGAAGGTATGGAGTTTGAAGGAGGATACTTTAGTTCATACTTCTCTTCTGATCCTAAAACACTTAGTACACAGTATGATGATGCATATGTATTAATTGTAGATGGAAAGATTACTTCTCCAAAGAATATCATACATATCCTAGACCAAGTTATGTCTAAGGGTAAGAGTTTAATGATTATTGCAGATGAGCTAGACCCTCAAACACTCTCTGTTTTAACACTTAATAAAGTTAAAGCAGGATTAAAAGTAGTAGCTGTAAAACCTCCACTCTTTGGTACTAAACGAAGAGACTATCTTTATGATATAGCAGCTATCACAGGAGGAACAGTAATATCTGAAACTGTAGGTGTATCACTTAGCCGAACCACACTGGAACATTTAGGTACAGCTTCTAAGATAAAAGCTAATTCCAGAACATCAACTATCATTGGTGGTGGTGGATCACCCGAAGTAATTAAAAAGAGAATAGAAACTCTTCAATCCCAACTAGAAGTAGAAGCTACTGATTGGGGTAAAAATAAAATTAAAGAGCGTATTGCTAAAATGACTACAGGTATTGCTCTCATTCAAGTAGCAGCTATTACAGAAGCTGAGATGAGAGAGAAGAAGGATCGTATAGACGATGCTATCCATGCCTGCAGAGCAGCCATCGAAGAAGGCTGTATCATAGGGGGTGGTAATTACTTAGCAGCTCTTGCACACATGTTAGTAAACTCAGAGACAGGTGTAGATTACTCAGATAATATACTTATAAAATCACTGACTACACCATTAGAAGTTATCTGTCATAATGCAGGTAATGACTTTGAATCTATCTACAAAGACCTAATGTCAAAAATAATTGAAGAAGATTCATTCTTTATAGGGTATAATGCTCAAACAGACACCATAGAAAATCTATGGGAGAGTGGAGTAATAGATCCTGTAAAAGTAGTTAGAGTAGCTCTTGAGAATGCTTGTTCTATAGCAGGTATGATACTCACTTCTCAATGTGCAGTAGTAGACACAAATGAAGATTATGAAGCAGACGACAGTTATGATCCTGAATTAATAGGAATGTCGTAATATAAACATACAATTACTTATGTCATTAGATCCTGTTCTGTCTTATTCTGCTTTTGTCGATGATAGAATAGAACGAGATAAGTTCTTGCTGGATGAAGTACCTTCTCTTCATCCAGCTTCCTCTCGTTTCAGAGAATTCTGAAGAACAGAAAAAAAGAAAATCATAGAAGGTGATTGATCCAATGGTGTATGGATGCCAGGAAAGTTATATTTCTATGTAAACTACGCCACAATCAAAAGAAACATAGCAGGTGCTAAAGCAAAGATACCTGCAAGACCACTCCTTCGAGACATTGAATGAATGTGGCATTACAATTTTGCAGAAGCTAGAGGATTCTCAGGCTTTGAACTAGACCCAGAGTTCTCTTGTCACGAGTGACTCAACGATCCTAGCTGAACAGATGAGCTACTCAAAGATCAGTGTATGGATGAGAAAGGGAATCTTAATGAGCTTCTATATTACAATCTCTTCAAAGCAGATGGTACTAGAAAAACCTACGAAAAAGCTAGATATTACTTAAGGAAAGTACATAAAGACAACTACGGTAGTCCACTATTCTTCAACGAAGCTAAGAATATCATGATGTTTGGATCCAGAGGTTTTGGTAAATCCTACATTGTAGGTAATACAGTACTACATGAATGGTTGATGGATGGAGCACTAGTATACAACGATAATACTAGAAAGAATCCACAGTCTGTAGAAGTAATTGTAGGAGCTGAAGATGCTAAATATGCTTCAGATACATTAGATAAAGTAAAACTATCTTTAGACAACTTACCCGGAGGGTATACCTACGGTAATATATCTTTTCCATCTCCACTACATAAGAATTATGTAGGTTCTTGGAAATCAGGATATGAAGTAAAAGCTTCTTATCGTAAAAAAATAGGTAACAGATGGGTAGAAAAAGGAAGTCTATCCAGTATAAAGAATAGAACATTTAAAGATAACCCTTTTGCAGCCCAAGGTACACGCCCTGGGCTTTTGGTGTTTGAAGAGGTAGGTATGTTTAACAACTTAATTGAGTGTTACAAAGCTACTGTAGAAAACCAAAGAGATGGTGCATATAAATTCGGTACTAGTGTATTCATAGGTACAGGAGGTGACTTCGATGGTGGAGGTACTAGAGATGCTTATGAAATGTTCTACAATCCACAGAACTACGACATACTAGAATTCGAAGATGTATGAGAATCTAAACCAAGGATAGGTTACTTTGTTCCTGCATACATGGGTCTTAATCAGTTTAAGAATCACAATGGATTCACTAATATTATCAATGCTAAAGATTACTTAGAGAGGCATAGAATAAACTTACGTAACTCTGAAGGTAGTGCAAATGCATTAAACTCTGAATTACAGTACAGACCTATTAAACCCTCTGAGATGTTCCTAGCTAAGACAGGTAATATATTCCCTGTATCAGAACTCAAAGAGAGATTGTTTCAATTGGAAGCTAATCCTTACCATAATATGCTGGAAAAGAAAGTCAAGCTACTGTTTGACGCTAATAAACCCTATGGTATTAATTACCAGATAGATACACAAAATGAGTTAGAAGCTATTAACAACTTCCCTTGGGATAAAGATAAATCCAGAGAAGGAGCAGTAGTAATCTACGAGTTTCCTAGATGAAATAAAGATGGTATAATACCTAATGATTTGTATATCATAGGTCATGACCCATATGCTACAGACTCTCTCACTGGTGAATCATTAGCTTCAACTATAGTCATCAAAACTAAAGAGCATTGAGTAGATCATGGGCATGATGAGATTGTAGCTGTGTACGTAGCTAGACCTTATGCAGGTAGAGAGATAGTTAATGAGAATCTACTTAAGTTATCTATGTTCTACGGCAATGCAAAAGTATATTTCGAGAATACAGTAGGTAATGTAAAAGAATATTTTGAGAAAGTAAAAAGACTTGATTTATTAGCTAGAAGACCACAAACTGTATTTACTAAGAAAGCATCTTTCATAGGAGCTCCAAGTAATGATTTCGGATATCCTATGAACTCAAGGCAGATGAAACTAGATGGTATAATCTACCTTAGAGATTGGTTATTAGAAGTAAGAGATCTTGGAAGTAGTGAAGCTACTAACCAAGAAGGTAAGAAAATTAGAAACTTAGATCGTATATGAGATAAAGCCTTACTACAAGAACTAATAGCATTTAACTTAGATGGTAACTTCGATAGAGTGATGTCATTAGTAGGTTGTGTTGTAGGACTTAATGAGATGTTTAATCAATATAAGAAGGTCATAGAACACGCTAGTGGTGATGGTATAGATGTAGGAGATCTAAGCTTCATTAAAGATAATGCTAAGTTTGCAAACTTAAGCATTGATTGAAATTTTTAGTAATAAATAAAATAGTTAGCATACATGTATACTCATACTGTTATTCCTAATCAGAGAGTTTCTCTAAGAGAAAAAGAAAAGAATGATTATGAATTAATGAAAAAGACTATGGATGCCATAGTCACTAATTTCTATGCTCAAAATACTTACTATGATTCGGCTGAAAGAGTCTATAAAGATAGAGATTATTTCAAAAAATTATCTAACTATATGTTATTTAATAATCAGATAGATCAATCGGATTTCTTTAGAGAAATGAACCAGTATGGATTCAGTAAGGAAGTATTCAAAGAGAAAGAAATAAAACCCTACAATAAAGCACCTAACAAGATTCAAGTACTGTTGGGTGAAGAGCTAGCAAGACCATTCAATTTCCAAACAGTAATCACTAACTCTGATGGTATATCAGAGAAGATGGTGCAAACAGAAATGAATATTAGAGATTACATTGACTCATTTAGACAAAGAGTCATGGAACTAGTTTCTGCTAAGGTTACACAAAATGTAGATCAAAGTCAAGAAATGACTCCTGAACAAGAACAACAACTTAATCAAGAGATTGATCAGTTAGTACAGTCTTACATATCTAATGATAAACTAGATTCACTCAAGCAGAAGACATTCCTAACCAGAGTAGAAAGACTCTGCAGTAGGTTTATGAAGAGCATGGTTAGACAATTAAACATCAAAGATAAATCTAATGATGGATTTAAGCATGGACTTATTGCTGGAGAAGAAATAGTTTGAATAGGTGTTTCTAAAGGTAAGTTAGTAGTAGATATAGTTAATCCATTGGGTTCTATATACGAAAAGAACCCTGACACTAAGTGAATA